TTAATGCAAATGGTGGAACTGATTTAATTAATATGGATGAAATTAATGCTTTATTAGAGGAACAAAAATCAGTACAAGAACAAGGTCAAAAATTACTTGAACAAGCACCTGTAGTAGCACTAAATAATGGATAAAATTGAAAACAAATTTATCATCTTATAACTCAGCTTTATCATTTGCTGCTGGGGTTGCAGGGCCTAGACGTAAACCTCAAATAGGTAAGGTATATGGTACTGTTACTACTATAGATACACCTACACCTTCCTTATTTAAAGAAGCAGGTGGGTGGGATGGTATTGGTATTATTTACTATCGCATATATAATAACTCTAAGGAAATTAAAGAAAGTCTTGATACTCTTATAAATTTACCTAAAGCATATCCTTTATTTCCTCATTTACAATATGTTCCTTTAGTTGGAGAATTAGTTTATTTAATAGATTTACCCTCCCCTGTTTCTCAAGGTAATAAAAAGAAAAGTAATACTCCTATTCAGAAATATTATATCACAATTAATTTATGGAATAACGTTCAAGAAAATTCAATTCCTGCTTCAGACGATGCTAGTTTAGGAATTACTTTTAAAATCAACCCTAATATAAGAAGATTAATCCCATTTGAAGGAGATACTATTATTCAGGGTAGACAAGGTAATTCATTACGTTTAGGAACAACAACTAAAATTTCTTCTTTAAATGAATGGAGTTCTGTTGGTGATGAAGTAGACCCTATAGTTCTTTTAGTTAATGGATTAGATTTTAATCCTAATAGTAAATATTATGTTGAACGTATAAATAAAGATGATTCTTCTGTTTATTTAACTTCTACTCAAAAAATTCCTTTACAAACAGATAGAATAGGTGTACTAAATCCTTTAACAAAACCTTTAAATGCACCTGATTACTTTAACTCCCAAGTTATTATAAATGCAGATCGTGTTACTTTAAACTCTAAAAAGGATGAAGTAATGATTTTTGCTACTACTAATGTTGAGATAAATACTAAAAATATTATTAATTTAAACGCTGGAGAAAGGGTACACTTAAACACTAATGCTGTATTTTTAGGCACAGTTAATAATGAATTACCTACTGAGCATCTAGTATTAGGAAATCGCTTATACGAATTATTAGCAGACTTATTAGAAGGATTATCAAAATTTGGAAATGGTTTATCTACAGTAGTTGGAAGTCCTGAAGGAACTCCTACTATAGATATTGTTAGTTCTGCCCAAGGATTATTGAATGATATTGATAGAGCAGAAACAGCATTAGAAACAATTTTATCTCAAACATCATTTACATCATAATGTCTAATAAGGTAAACATAGCACCAGTTGTTTCTCCAGAGATTATTAAAACTATTTCATCATCTACTGCTATTAAAACTTTTGGCGACCAGTTAAAAGATGCTGCTAAAGCAAAAGTATTATCAGTTGCATTAGGTAAACTAGATGAATTAAGAATAAGAGTTCAAGAAATTGTTTTAGCAGAAATAAAATTAGGTAGTGATTATAATACTGAACTTAAACGTTTAGATATTAATTACAAAAATAAACAAATAACTAAGGAACAATATGATGAGGCTGTTGCTAATGAAAAAAAGTCTTACGAAGAAAAAAAAGCCGATTTAAAAAAAAGAAAAGAGCAATTAAAAAAAGAAATTGCAGATATAATTAATGATCCTTATCGTAAAAAAAAAGCAGCTAAAAAACGAAGAAAAGAAAGAAGAAAAAGAAGAAAACAAAGATCAAAAGAAGAACGAGCAAGAGCTAGAAGAAATTTAGCAATTAAAGTAGCTAAAAATGCTGCTAAAACTTTAGCACCTGTTATAGCACTTCAACTTTCTAATAGATTATCTTCTGTTATTTCTCAAAGATCAAAATTAGAAACATTAGTTGATCAAGTTAACGTGTATATTGAACAAGCAAATACTCCTGATACTATCTCTATTGCTACAAACTTAAGAAATAATACTGTTACTTTAATTAATAATAGTATATCTAAATTAGATTCAATTAGAAAAACCTTAAATATAATTTCTATTTCATTAACATTATTTAATATTATAATTCCTTTACTAAACAGAACAGCACCTCTTACAGTAATTACCACTCCCCCAGGTACTCCAATTCCGGGAATGATACCACATGATGAATTAAGAAATAAAAAACAACGTTTAGAAAAATTAGTATCTGCGTTAAGTGCTGTTATAGTAATAGCAACTAACTCATTAGAAAATGAAATTGTACAATTAAATGAACTTATTCTTCGTTTAAAAAATATAAGTCAACAATTAACTAATAGTACCTTATCTAACCTAAATGAACAGGAATTAACAGATCTAACTAATTTTTATTCACCTGTTGGGACAGATGAATTTCCTCCTTATAAAGGATTTAAATTTAAAATAAAAATTGAAGAAAATAAAGCATTTGAAGTTAAAGGAAATAAACGTCGTTATGCCGTAGCAATTGATCGTGACGGTGTAGAAGTAATAAAAAGTGAACTTTCATTTACATTAGATCCTAATGATCTAATAGAACAATTAAAACTAGTTATTGATCAACAAAACTTACAAGGATAAATATTTATAATTATGAATGCTAAAGTATTTAAACAATTAATTAAAGAAGCAGTTCGCGAAGCCGTTCGTGAAGAAATTGGTGTAATGTTGTTAGAACAAAAGAAACAAGAATTAACAGAAAGCAAAACTGTTAGTTTTACTAGTAATGATGTACCAATGGGTACTGATGCTAAAGCAGCTTTACGCAATAAAATGGGAGCTATGTTTGGTCATGATATGCCTCAATCACAACTAAAAGTTGAAAATGCATCTGACAATCCATTTGCTGCTTTTATTGCTGATGCGGGAGCAAACATGACTGCTCAAGATTTAACAGGATTAAGAAATTTAGGATAATATGCCAATACCTCAAACAATACGTGTAAATCCATTAGATTTACAGAAAAATATTACTATTGGGGTAGCACTTCCTTTTAATGCACCGGGTGTATTTAAAAGTACTTATACCACTAAGGACCAGATTAAATCTAATTTAGTTAATTTATTATTAACTGATATTGGAGAACGAGTAATGAATCCAACTTTTGGTTGTAATTTAAGAAGATTTTTATTTGAAGGTATTACTGAAAATAATTTGTCTGATTTAATTAATAGTTTATCAAATAGTATAAGAACTTTTATACCTGAAATAACTGTAATAAGTATAGAAGTAGTACCCAATACAGACTATAACACTATTGATCTTAGTGTTAATTATGTATTAAATATATCACAAAACGCAGATCAAGTAACAGTACAATTTAATTAATAATGGCTAATGAGGATAAAAATATATCGTATTTAAATAAAACATTTACGGATTTTAAAGCATCTTTGCAACAATATGCAAGGACTTATTTTCCAACAACATATAATGACTTTTCTGAAGCAACTCCAGGTAATTTATTTATTGAAATGGCCTCATATGTTGGTGACGTAACTTCATTTTATTTAGATACACAAGTACAAGAAAATTTCTTATTATTTGCTAAAGAAAAAGAAAACCTATATGCAATGTCATATGTTATGGGTTATCGTCCTAAAGCATCATATGCCTCAAATACTGTTGTTGATATTTATCAATTAATTCCTGTTACTTCTAGCGGAGGTATTTCATATCCTGATTATAATACTTATGGATTAGTATTTCCTGCTAATACTACAATTACATCAACTTCTACAAATATAAAGTTTTTAACAACTCAACAAGTTGATTTTACTGAAACAGGAAGTGCTGAAATTACTTTTGTAGATGCAAATTATTTTTTATTTAAAAAATCAATTCCAGCCATATCAGCTGAAATAAAAACAACTACTTTAACTTTTACTGGAAATGAAAAATTTCCAACTGCTAATATAGTTGATACTAATTTTTTACAAATATTAAATGTAACAGGAAGTGATGGTAATTTTTGGTATGAAGTCCCATATTTAGCCCAATCGTCTATATTTGAAAAAACAAATAATCCTAATTCAAGTAGTGATAATGTTCCTTATCTCCTTGAACTTCAAAGAGTTCCTAGACGTTATGTATCTAGAATTCTTTCAGATAATACTTTACAATTAGAGTTTGGAGCTGGATTGGCAAATAATAAAACAGATTCCCAAATTATACCAACATCAGTAAATATACAAAATGGTGCTGTACCTGGTATTTCTGATCTAACTAACAACTACAATGAAGCTAGTATATTCTTTACTGAAGAATACGGCTTAGTACCATCTACCCCATTAACAGTAAAATATCTTGTAGGTGGAGGTATTACAGCAAATGTACCTGCTAATGATTTAGAAACTATAGACACTTTAGGAGTATATTTTAAAAATGGTAATCCTGGAGGATCGTTAGCTAGTGAAGTATTAGCTAGTGTTATTTCATCAAATCCAATCCCTTCAACAGGTGGTAGAAATGGAGATACAACAGATGAAATTCGTCAAAATGCACTTTATTCTTATTCAACTCAATTAAGAGCTGTAACTAAGGATGATTATATGATAAGAGCATTATCAATGCCTTCTGATTATGGTGTTGTATCTAAAGCTTATATTTCTCAAGATATTAATAGAAATCCACAACAAACAGTAGCTACTATTCCTCAAAATAATCCTCTTGCTCTTGATTTATTTATTTTATCTTATAATAGTAATAAACAGATAACTACAGGATCTCTAGCATTAAAAAATAATTTAGTAACTTATAT